CCCGCACCGATATTGTCGCCGACATGCGCCGTCGCGTCGCGCTTAAGGCTGGTGACATTCGCAAAGGTATCTTTGTCCAAACCCCTTGGTGGAAGTCGCATTCGCACTGTGATGGCTATGTGCGGCTTGCATCAGGCCCTCTTGCCCTGGCGAAATACGATGTACGCCCTTTGCGCCAGACTGCGCAGAAGGGGAAGCTGCCCAGCCAGTATAGAGCGTTGAGCTATCGCCTGACGCGCGGCGGAAAACTCTACGACAATACGGCTGTGACTGACATTCCGCTGGTTTCAAAGCTGTTCATGATCAAAGGCCAAAAGAGCGGGAAATTTGGTGTGTATTTTCGGCTCCAGGGCACCAAGTATGTCTTCCCCATGCAGCAAAGCGGCCCCAGCCTCCAGTTTTGGTTTTCGCGCGCGGCCGATCAAAACCGCATTCTGGCCGGGGCCGAAGTGCGCTTTCGCAAAGAACTGTCCCACCAGGTGGCCCACCTGGGCGGAGGTGGCAGATGACCGACCTCATGTCCGTCATGACCGACGACCTGGCCACCCTGTTCGACCTGGGCGGCCTCACTGTGCCGGTGGAATACCGCCCGGCAACGGGCGCCGCGGTCCAGCTCAAGGGCATCTATGACGAGGCCTGGTGCGAGGTGGACCCCAAGAGCCGCGCGCCCATCTCCAGCACCGGCCCGGCCGTGCACCTCCAGACCGGGAGCATCCCGGCGGAGCCGGACGAAGCCGACCGCTTGGTCATCCTTGGCCGCACGTTTTTGGTGAACGAACCCAGGCCCGATGGGCAGGGCGTCACAGTGTACACACTCAAGGAGGTGCGTTCGTGAGCGACACGAATCTCCATCAACGCGCGGTTATCCGCCACCAGGTGCAGGCCCTGCTGAAGGGTAAAACCGATGCGGGGCCCAGAGTGTTCCGTTCGCGTGTGCGGGCGTTCAAGTCTGGGCAACTGCCGGCCATCGGCGTGTACACCACAACCGAGGCGTCAGACACGGAGGAGACGAGCCCGCGCAAGTATTCGCGCACGGTGAAGGTCCATGTGCTGGGTGTGTTCGAGTTGGAGGAGCGCGACAGCGAAGACATCCAAGACGCCATGGACGCGTTGGCGCTTCAGATCGAGGATCTTCTTCTGCCTGAACCTTCCTGGGGTGGCGTGGCCGACGATTCCGCCCTGGTCAAAACGGAAATCTACCAGAGCGACGAAGGCCGCAGAGACTCCGGGTGCCTGGAGCTGGAGTTCGAGGCCGACTTTGAGACCATGCCCGGCCTGGTCAGCGAGCCCTGCCTCAACGACTTCGCCACCGGCGGCGTCACCTACGCCCGGCCGACGCAAACGGATCCCGGCTTTGAGGACGAGATACATCTGCCGACCCAGGCCAATTAACGAGCAGCCCACTTACCACAACGACCCGGAGGACCCCATGCCAGCAACCATCATCACCATCCAGCCCGCCCTGGGCGCAGACGGTCAGCCCCTTGTGGTGCGCGACCCCGTCACCATGATCCCCCTCAAGGCCGAGGGCGAACCCAAGGAGCGCAGCTCGCATTGGATCCGCCGCCTCAAGGCGGGCGATGTGGTGGAGGTCCCCGCCGCCAAAACCGCAGCCAAGCCCGCAAGCGCGGGGAAGGAGTAGCCCATGGCTATCAGCTTCAACGACATCCCGAGCGGCATTCGGGTGCCCTACATGTCCGTGGAGTTCGACTCCTCGAACGCCTCCAGCAACGGGCTCATGCCGTACAAGGTGCTCGTGGCGGGTCAGATGCTTGCGGGCATCGCCAACCCGCTCACCCCGGTGCGCATCACCAGCGCCGCCCAGGCCGTCACACTCTTTGGCGCGGGCTCCATGCTGGCGCAGCAGTGCGCCGCCTACTTCGAAGTGGACAGCACCACCGAGCTGTGGGCCATCGCCGTGGTGGACGACCCCACCGGCGTTGCCGCCACGGGCACCGTCACCATCACCGGCGCCGCCACGGAGAGCGGCACCCTCTACCTGTACATCGGCGGGCGCAAAATCAAGGTCGGCATCACCAGCGGCATGCAGGCCGCCGCCGTCGCCACGGCCATCGTCGCCGCCATCACCGCCGTCACGGACTGCCCCTGCACCGCCACGGCCAACGCCGGCGTGGTCACCCTGACCGCCAACCACAAGGGCGAGGCCGGCAACGGCGTCGACCTGCGGCTCAACTACTACGCCGAGTCCACTCCGGCCGGGCTTACCGTGGCCATTGCCGCCATGCACGGCGGCACCGGCAACCCGGAGGTGGCCGACCTCATCGCCGCCCTGGGCGATACGCAGTACCACGTCATTTGCTGGCCCTGGACCGACGCCTCGAGCCTGGTGGACATCAAGGCGCTGCTGACCGAGCGCTGGGGGCCCCTCAAGCAGATCGAGGGCGTGGCCATCGCCGCCGCCGTTGGCACCCATGGCGCGCTCGGCACCCTGGGCGACAGCCAGAACAGCAAGCATCTGGTCATTATGCACGCCCACGGCACCCCCAGCCCCACCTGGGAAGTCTCCGCCGCGGTTGCGGCCGCTGCGGCCTTCTACGGCAACATCGACCCGGCGCGGCCGTTCCAGACCCTGCCGCTTCCCGGCATCCTGGCGCCTGCCGAGGCCGACCGCTTCACCTTCACCGAAAACAACCTGCTGCTGTTCGACGGCATCTCCACCTTCTACGTGGACGCCGACGGCACCGTGCGGGTGCAGCGCCTCATCACCACGTACAAGACCAGCGCCAACGGGGCGGACGATACGGCCTATCTCGACCTCAACACTCCGCTGACCCTGGGCTACCTGCGCTACAGCTTCCGCAACCGCATCATGACCAAGTACCCGCGCCACAAGCTGGCCGACGATGGCACCAACTACGGGCCCGGGCAAAAGATCATCACCCCCAAGGTGGGCAAGGCCGAAGCAGTTGCCTGGGCGCGGGAGATGGAAGAGGCCGGGCTCATGGAGAACGTGGACGTGTTCGCGGCCAACGTCATTTGCGAGCGCAGCACCACCGACCGCAACCGGCTCAATTGGTATCTGCCGCCCGACCTGGTCAATCAATTCGTGGTCGGTGCGGTGCAGATGGGCATCATCCTCTAAGCGCGAAAGGAGAGACACATGTCAGGCAATAACCGCAGGGGCGGCACCATCTATTTCAAGGTGGACAGCACCCAATACGAGGCTAAAGGCGAGTTTTCGTACAACATCGGCCAGGGCAAGCGCACCACTATCGTGGGGGCCTCCAGCGTCCACGGCTACACCGAAGAGGTCCAGGCACCCTTCATCGAAGGCGCCATCACGGACAGCAAGGACGTGGTCCTCAAGACCCTGCTCAACCTCGACGACGTCACCGTGACGCTGGAGCTGGCCAACGGCAAGACCATCGTCCTGCGCAACGGCTGGTCCACCAACGAGGGCACGGTCAAGACTAAGGAAGGCGAGATCCCGGTGCGTTTTGAAGGCAAAAGCTGCGAGGAGGTTTAAAATGACGAAGAAAATCAGCAATGAGAACCCGGATATTCTGGACGACGAGACCCTGGCCGAAATGGACGCGGAAGCCCAGGCCGAAGAGGCCCGGAAACTGCCGATCACGGTCACGCTCAACGTCCCTATCAGACAGGGCTCGGAGACGATCACCGAGCTGGTCTTCTCCCGCCGCGTTGTCTCCGGCGACATGCGCGGCATCCCCATGCGCAAGGAAATGCACTGGGACGAGGCCATGCTGATTGCCGCCCGTGTGGCGGGCGTGCCGCCCTCCATCACCAGCAAGCTGGACTTTGACGACATGGCCGAAGTGGCCGGGGTGGTGGGCCGTTTTTTGATGAGTGGCCAGAAGATTGGCCCCGAGCCTGCGGAATAATCGCCGCCGAGCTGCACTTCAGCGCAGCGGAGATCCTAGGCATGGACGTTGACGATCTGGCCTTCTGGTTTGAGCGAGTGAAAGAATTAAACGAGGAGCGTGGATAATGGGCATGGGCAAGCGCGGCATTGATTTCGTTATCGGCGCAGTGGACAAGTTCTCCGCCCCGATGGCGGCCTTCAACGCCAAGATGGCCGAGTCCACCGCCGGGCTGCGCACCCTGGGGTCCCGCATGGGGAGCCTGGGGCGCGAGTCCGGGCTCACTCGTTTGGCCGGCGCCGGCGCTGGTATAGGAAAGAGCTTTGGCAAGGTGACCGACGCAGGATCATCCCTTGCCGGAAAATTGACCTTAGTTGGCGGAGCCGCCGCGTATGGCTTCAAAAAAGGCTTTGTGGACGTCGCCAGCCAGTTCGAAAAGTCCGAAACCATCCTGAACACCCTGAACATGGGCGACACGGCAAAGAGCAAGAAGGAGATGGGTTGGATCTCCGACTTTGCGGCCAAGACTCCTTACGAGCTGGCCGAGGTCACCGAGGCCTTTGTGCAGCTGCGCAGCTACGGCATGGAGCCCATGCACGGCTTATTGCAGACCCTGGGTGACACGTCGTCAGCCATGGGCAAGCCGCTTAAGCAGGCGGTGGAGGCCATAGCCGATGCGGTGACCGGAGAAAACGAACGCCTTAAGGAATTCGGCATCGTCGGCAAGAAGGTGGGCGACAAGATCGTCTACAGCTACACCAATGCCGCGGGGGCCCAAACCAAGATGATGGCCAAAGCCAGCGACCGCGCGGCGATCCAGGCCACCCTGACCAAGGTTTGGGCCGAGAAGTACGGCGGCGGCATGGACGCCTTGAGCAAGACCTTTGGCGGCATGATGTCCAACCTTTCGGACGCGTGGTCCCGTTTCGCCATGAAGGTGATGAGCAACGGTGCCTTTGATTGGATGAAGAACAAGCTCTCCGGCATTTTGGACACCATCGACGTCATGAGCGCCGATGGTCGTCTTGACGCCTGGGCAAAGCAGTGGGGGGAGCGCCTTACAACTTTCCTTGAGCGAGCCTGGGAGGCGGGGAAAGGCTTTGCCGCTGTCCTGGGAACAATTGGCACCGCCTTGGCTTGGACTGCGGACTTGCTTGGCGGTTGGGAAAACATGGGGAAGCTCGTCTTGGCCCTCATGGGTGTCCAGCTTATTGCCGCCGTCGGACAATTGGCCGTTGCCTTTGTGACATTGGGGGCGGCTTTCGCAATAACGCCTCTTGGGGCTCTGGCAATTGGATTTGCTGTCGTAGGCGCTGCAATAGTGGCCGTGATGACGAATTGGGAGCGCCTAATGGAGTCTATCCGGGAGAGTACCCCCGCTTGGCTTCGTGATCTCGTGGGCATGGATGGGCCGAAGGGTGCTTCCGGGAGAACCGGAGCCGCCCCGTCCGCGATGATGGATTTCAGCCGTGGGATGGGCAATCTCGCGCCCGCAAATCCATTCGGCCTAGGGTCAGCGACGCCAGCGCCTGCGTTAACCGGCCAAACGGATAGGCCATCCTTTGGTGCGGCGGCGCTCCAACGCCAAATACAAGAGACAAAGCAAACCCTTACAACCACGCAACATTCTACGATGACAGTAGACTTTTCCAATGTTCCTCGTGGGACGGAGATTCGCAGCGCGGGGGCACCTGTTGACCTTGGAGTAAGGTACGACATGGGCCTTGCCATGCCCGAAGCACGATAGGGGGCGCGGTATGGCACCTTTCGGCATCGACATCCCGAGCATCGGCGACCTCAAGGCGCGCGCCGTCTCCAGCCTGGCGACCGCGCAGGCTGCGGCCACCGCCCAAACCGACGCGCAGACCGACGCGACCAAGACGAGCGCCGCGGCGTCCTCTGGCTGGCGTTCCAAGCTCAAGGCTCCCAGCTTTCGGGGCGTGCCCTTCCATGTTGATACCGACGACGAGGAGGGAGGCCGCAGGGCCGCCACGCACGAGTTCCTTGGCCGCGACGTGCCATACACCGAGGACCTGGGCAAAAAGGCTGGGGTCTACACGGTCGAGGCCTATGTGCTGGGCAAGGACTACATGGCCGCGCGCGACGCGCTCATAAAGGCCTGCAACGCCGAAGGCCCCGGCGCGCTCATCGTGCCGTGGATGCCGGAGCGGCAAGTCATTTGCACGGGGATGCGCAAGCGCGAAAGCGCCAAGGAAGGCGGCAAGGCCAGCTTCAGCCTCACCTTTACCGAGGCCGGAAAGATCAGCGCCCCAACGGGCGCGGCCCTGCCCGGC